ATCCCATTTCTCTAGAGAGTTTAGAATTATTCTCTTTATTATTTTTTCTAAGGTAATCATGATAATAAGCAATCATATCTATATTACTATTCTCAGTCATCGTAAGAACATCATCTATATTAATCATGATTAGATCATCATCTGATGTCTTTAACCAAGGTTCCACCTTATAACCAGTCACAGTTCCTCTAATTACAATTTCTTCTACAGTGATTGGATTAGAAAGTAAAAGAAAAATTCGATCTCCATCTTCATTTGCTGCTACTTTACAAAAGATTTCATCTCCACATTTTAATTTTATTGTTGCGTAGAAATCATCCTCAATTCCCATTTGACTACCTCCTTTTCTAGTCTTTTATGTTTACTGTTGTAATATCATAATTGAATTGTTCAGAAACATAAGTTTTTATACGTTCAATAAAGTGATTCAAAGTATAATTTTTTCTTGACCCAATAGTTAAGTCATCCGCAATATCATATAGTTTTGCTTTAGTTTTATCTTTGCCTTTTCTTAGGACTCTACCAATACTCTGCAGATTACGAATCCTGGACTTTGATGGAGAGGCAAATATTACATTATGAAGATTTTTAATATTAATACCGGTACTAAATGTTCCATAAGATGCAACAATAATAGAATTCTTTTCTCTGTTAGTAATTTCTCTTACTTGTTCTCTATCTTCGGTATCAACACCACCATGAATAAAGTTAACTTTTCTATCACCTTTTACTTTACTATTTATTAGGTCATAAAGTATTGCACCATGTTTCTCTACTCTTGCAAACAACACAAGAGTATTACCTTTCGTATTTACAGTAAGATTTGAAATAAAATTATTTCTTTTTTCATGACCAATTAAATATTGAATTTCATCTTCATAAGTATTAAACTTTTTTGGTTTATACTTAAGAACTAAACACTGGATATCAAGAGATGCAAGATAACCTTCATCTTGTAATTTTTTAGTTTGAGTAACTTTATATGATGGTCCAAACAATCCTTCTAACACCCATTTATGGGTCTGTGAGCCGTCTAATGTTCCAGTAAATCCATATCTATACTTAGCATGATGTAACTTGTCCATGATACTAACCAAGGACTTGCTTTTGAATAAATGTGCTTCATCACCAATCACCACATCATATTCTTCAAAGAACTTCTTATCCAACTGATAAACACTTTGCCAGGTAGTAATAGTAACTTCATTGGTATTAACTCTTTCTCTTCCTGCGTATATCCTATGACAATGATTCTCTGCATCCCATCCATAAGAAGAGAAGTCCTTATACATCTGTTCAACAAGTGAAGTAGTTGGGACAATCAGTAAGATTTTCCTACCCTTTGCAACATGATATCTGACAACAGAGTAAATCATAAATGACTTACCTGAACCAGTTGGACTGATGAGGAGTTTTCTATTATATCTTAGTGCATCATAGACACCATCAATCTGATAGTCTCTTGGTGTAATTTCTGGTGATAAAGATTTCATGAAATCCTTTACACCTTCTTTACTAACAAACTCATTTATTTCAAAGGGTAATCCATAAAATTTATTCTCTACAAAATTATAACTATATCCTGCATTCTCACAAAAAGCAATAACCTTATCTAATAACCCACAATATATTCTTTTGGTTTTAAGATTAAATAAATGCACATATCCATCCCAGTACTTATTTCTGTACTGGGGCATGAATTTTGCACCTTCAATAGCGAAAGTAAATCTATCTTTCAGTTCATGCTCTACATGTGGTTCAGTATTAATTTTTAAATATACTTCATTTACCTTCTCTATAGTCAAATGAGACATAACATAAGGTTCAATTATGTCTATTTATTTACTTAAACCAAGAAGTATTATATGAGGAATCATGATATCCATATTCTCCTGTAGGGACAATATTAAAGGCAAGTGAATATCTTGCTGTATCATCATTATGATATTCTATCCAATGATTAAGATAACTAGGAAAAAATATTAATAGATTATGCCTGGGTGTAATCGACCAACTACTACAATTTTTTATTGTATCGTTTTTAGGAACAATCTCAAAATTTGAAAATTGTCCTATAGGAGTTTGAAATACTATTTTTCCACAATTATCATTATAATTACCAAAATAATAAATCCCACTATAGAAACTGTTTTTATGATAATGTTTCCCACAACTCTGACCTTTATTAGCAAAAGTCATCCATGAAGTTGATATTTGAAAATCATTATCATAATCAAAGTTTTCAGCAACTTCTTTAAAAGAATCCAATAAAACTTTTTTAGTTTTAGGAAATTTTTCTAAAATTCTTAAATCTTCACTAATTAAACTATCTCCTTTTTCCAAAAGATTTGTATTAATCCTAGATTTGAATGATATTTTTTTATTTGTTAATTCTTTTGGATTGTAAGTTAAATCCAATAAAGTAATATAAGATGCAAAAAGTGGTAAAGTTTGAATTTTCATTATCCTAAACCACTATTGAATCTCATAAATTCTATTGCATTTTTTATTTGATACGTTCGATTAGTGATTTGTTTTAAAATACTTTCTAGGTACACTAACATTGTGTCATAATAATCTAACTTTAAAGATGCATTAGACAGTTTATCATCAGCATCTAAGTACTTTTGCATCGTATCTTTATCTCTAATTTTCTTAGGGAAAGGATTATCAACATACACATCAGGATCAGCTTTACCAGAGAAGTATTCATACCTCTCATGTCGGATATTCTTTCTAAATTGTTCTGCTTTCTTTCTTAGAAGAAAGATGTTATTATAAATTTCATGATATTTTGCATGAAGAATGGGAATATTAAGAGATTCTGTATGGAGGTTATCAATATCCATTTTAGAATCTGACTCCCACATCTTTTGAATGGTGTCCAGATCAATCATAAATTAACATTGACTACAGTCAATTTCACGGATTTCGTATATACTATACTTGAAAGCCACCTCTGCTGTAAAGAATTCTTGACTTTGTAATGTTGCGTCAAATGTTAAAGTTGTCAAGGAAATTGGGAACAAGTCCTTAAATAAAACCTTAAACTTGGGATTGTTCAATTGGTCAAGTATCGTTAGTGTACCATCTGAATATAAATTTAATTGACTTCTTTCTGGTTGACCATTATTATAAGGAGATTTTTCACCTTGTAGGTCATAAATTTCTTGAAGACTTTCTGGAAAACCTAACCCTCTCAACCAGTTTTGCATCTCCATATAATTCTCAAGATTTGCATCCACCAAGAACCTCAATCTCAAGTCTTCAAACTCAAGAACATCACCAGGATATGGAACTTCTTTGAGGTAAGTGTTCTGAACAACATGTGGTAAATTCAGTCCAGGAAGTGTAACTAGGTTACCATAATAAGTAACCTTAAGAGCTCTTTGAACCTGAAAAGTAAACCCACTTGGTGTCAGAAAATTTCTGTTAGTTGGTTGACCCTGTTGTTGAGCTACTCTAACTTGTTGTGTTTCGTTCATCACTCAGTTACTACAGTGGAATTAGCCAATTTGGTAGGATTGTAATTAAACCCGTTCTTCTCTACTTTTTTGTTCTTGACTGTAGTTGCAGTTGTCTTATTGGTCCAAGTTTTTCTCTTATCAAAATCATAAGTCCAATGAGTATCATTTACAAAATACACATCATTCCCATTTAAAGAACTAGTTGACTTAATATGATATGTTGCCATTTGTATTATACTTTTATTATTAGTTATTTATAATTAAACATAAAAAAAAAGACCTCCCGAAGGAGGTCTTGATTAACTCTTGTGAGTATGAATCACATGAGGTTCTTAACAGCAACACGTCTGTAGTAACGGTTGGAGTTGACACGTAGACGGCCAAGACCTTGTGTAGTTCCTTCAGCGAATGGGTTAGCAACAAGACCATAGCGTGTCTTAAAGCCAATTTTGGGCTGGAAGGAATTCTCACCCACGGCACGAACCATCTGTAGTGGAACGTAAGGGCAATAGAATAGACCAGCGTCATAAGGTGAAGAACCTTTATAACCAACAACGTAGTACTGGTTACCACCAGCAGCATTGCCTGAGGTCAGGTTAGCCGAATAGGGATCGATGTAAACTCTGAACTTACCGTTGATTGTACCAGCAAAAGTATTACCGGTGTCGTCAACGTTCAGGTTTGCATTCAGGGCAGGGGTATAATCCAAGATACCAGCCATGGTCAGTGCAGATGCTACATCAGCAGAGCACATTACCATGTTACCCTTCCCGCGACGAGTTCTCTGAGCAATCGCGTTAGCGTCTCTCTCGATTTGGAAAAGAAGACCTTTGAACTTCTCAACAGACCAACGACCGTTAGAGTCGATGTCAAGGTCAAATACACCAGCAGTTGCGGTGTTAGAAACAGCACCTTGCTCAGCAACCTTATAAATGGTTCTGATAACTTCTCTGTTGATCTCAGCGAGGATCTCAGTAGAGAGGATGTTAGCAAGTTCTGCTTCAGCGTTAAGACCGTGAATGGCCTTAAGGTCTTGTGCCAGTTCCAAGGAGTACTCAGCTTTGAGTGCTCTGGACTTAGCAGTTACAGTGACTTTCTCAATCGAGAATGCCATCTGGTTGAATGCATTGGCGGCATCACCATCAAGGGATTCTGCATCACCAGTCTGCATACCCTCACCGACGACATAGCCTTCGGAGTTGGCAGTACCAACAGGGTTAAGAACGGCAGGGTTGGAACCACTTTGAGCGGTTGTACCAAGACCAGCCTGAACGTCTGACATACCACCGGTCAGATCGAAACCTGCATCCTGACCTGAATAGGCGGTATCAGCTTCGTTGAACAGTGCTTCAGCACCAGCTTGACCTTCGCCTCTTTCAGAGTAACGGGAACGCATCGCGAAGATGAGTCCAGTAGGGCCAGACATTGGTTGAACACCAGCCAGGTCATATGCGACCAGGTTAGGCATTGAACGTCTGATCAATGAGATCAGAACGGGGTCGAAACCAGCAACAGGACCAGCTGCAGTGGCATCACCACTAAAACCAGCAGGATTAGATCCAGCAGAGTTAGTGGGTGCTTCCATCAGGTTGATACCCTGACTGAATGCTTGCTCCTCACGGAGGAATTTTTCTTGGTTCTCGAGCAGGACTGCGGTTACGCTTCTACGATGTGAATCCTTGATTGGATCAAGACCTTCATAATCGAGAAGTGGACTCCACTTTTCCTGCAGATGTTCGGATTGGAACATTTGCTTTACCTAATAGTTTTACAGTTTTGTTTGAATTAATGTTAAATTCACTTTTTGAATGCACCCAACGTTTTGAGGTAGGCATCCATAGATCCTGTAGAAGGATCTTGGGTTGTGTCCACACCTTCAGAAATTGTTTGTGGGGATTCTGTTTTTGCTGTAGTAGTTCTAGAGAAGTATGACTCCTTTAGAGTCTCCAGCTTTTCACGATATTCTTCTTCACTTTCAAACTCAACACTTTCGGCAAGTGAAGCGAGCTTCTCTTTCTGAGTTGATGCAAGACCCTCTGAAACGGAATCTAGGATTCCATCAGCAACCGACTCTGCGAGACGACCGTTAAGGGAGATGTTCTTCTCAATCTGCTCGTTGAGTTTTGTCTCCATATCATCTAGTTTTTCTACCATGCTCTCAAGCACATCATATTTATCTTCAGGAATAGTTACATAATGTTCTTCAAAAAGACCCTTCATTCCTGCAAGGAATGATTCAGTCATTTCAGTCTGTAGACCATGCTCAATAGCGAGTTGATTTTCAGACATCCATTCTTGAGCAACATACTCAAGATAGGAATCAACACGTTCTTGGAGTTGACCCTTGAGAGCCTGGGCCTCCTCAGCAAGTTTTTCTGCGTATTGTGTTTCCAGGGATTCTTGGATTTCCTTAACCTTAGAATTAAGGGCGGCTTCAAAAATAGTTTTGGCTTTTTCTCTAAATTCTTCGGAGAGTTCTTCACCACCAAGAAGGGCATTAACATCTTCTTCGATATCATACTCTTCAGCTTGCTCAACTTCTGCAACTTCTGCAACTACCTCTTCGGTTTCGACTTGGTCCTCTTCAAGAACCTCCTCTTCTGTTGCAATTTCTTCTTTAGCAAGTTTCTTCATTGGGTCAGCTGCTTTTGCACCTTTGTTTACTACATCCTTAACAGTAGCAATCTTAGGCTCTTTAAGTTTTGCAGAATCGTTATCTGGTGCATAATTCTCAGGGGTAGGACCACCGAGATCTTCATAGGAAGTTGACAGGCCTTCGCCTGGACTGGAAAGCTTTGACATACCTTCAGCAGGTTTTGCGTTGGCATTCACAGCAGTCTTAGATTGCTCCATTTCTTGTAAGTCTCCACGGGACATTTGAACTTTCTCCGAATTAACCTTAATTAATCTATATTTATTTATAATTTGTTAGTTTTATCATAAAGTGTTCAAAAAGTTGTTAAACAGGTTAAGTTTCTGTTCATCCAACTGTTTTTGAGTAACTAACGTATTAATTTGCTTATATGTTTTGGTAGCTTGTTGTTCTCTGAGAATACCACCATCCCATACCCAATTTTTACCTTCCATAATACCTTCAACAAAAGCATCAGGTGCAGAAGGATCGGCAACAATATCAGCTGCTGTTGACAACATGAAGTCGTCACCAACAATATTTACACCTTCTCTTGTTTGTTTGAGTGAACCAATGCCTCTAGAAGAAACACCAAGTTTCACACCTTCACTGATAAGTGACTCTGCAATTTTACCCATAGGGGTAGAAAGAATCTTTGCCTTACCAATAAAATTCGTTCCGTTCTCCTTAAGAGAAACAATTTTATGTGATACTCTATCAAGGTTGACAGTAGGACCTTCTGGATGTCCTAATTCTCCAAGAGCACGACCAGAATTTACATGGTTTTCTGAATATCTCTGGACTTCCCTTCTCAGGCACTCCATGGGATACATACGACCATTTCTATTTTTAATGTCTCCTTGAAGGAAAACACCTTCAATGTACATATGCTTTTTACCGTTACGTTCTTCAACGATAAAATCTACTGATTCGATTTCTTCTCTGATGAGTTTCATTTGTTTTCTCAGGATACTTGTACTTGTTGAATAAAGACCTTACCGGTTCCACTTTCTGTTTTAACCGCAACTTTAAATGACTCTCTAAGTTGAGCCCAGTTGTTCTCATTATAAACGTCTGTAACAGCACTAGAGTCGTGGTTAACTACAACTCTTGCAGTAGCATATCCACTCTGAAGTGTATAATTATGAACCGCACTTATAATTTTGTGTTCAAAATTGAAATTGGAAACCCCATCAACAGTAAGTGAAACTGCATCACCAACAACAAAAGGTGAATCCATTCCTTCTGGTAAATTTAGAGTCGTTTTAACTCCAGTTGTAATACCAACAACTCTTTGAGATGTTACAGGACCGAGAGAAAGATTAGTATCATCAAGAGTTGGAACATAAAAATTATCAACTGTTGCTGTTGGATTAGTACCAATTGCAACATGAACACCAGCAGATTCTGCAACAATTCTTAAGGTGTCAGATTGTTTAGCAAAAACACCTGTTTGTGTTGAAGATGTGCTAGTGGCAAATGTTGTATTTACCCCTACTGGTCTAGTTGCAGCCATTATCTTTAATTACAATTGTTATATAGTAGTTATTTATTCTTCTTATACTTCTAACTCATGAGTTATCAGGTTCAACCTCTACATTAGAATCAAAATTATTTTCTGTTTCATTTGAGGAATCAAGATTTACATCACCATCAAAAATTGATGCTGCTACGTTTGGTCTAATTGTTTCAATATTCTCTGCACTTTTTGCAAAAAGAATATCCTTAATTTGATCACTAATTTGAGAAGAACTTCCGTCCGTCACCAAAAGGTCCATAAGATCATCCATAGTTTAAACATATTATTACGTTGTTATTTAGATTACTCCCTGACCACTCAGATCTGGATCCTTAGGAATTGGAGGTGCCTGAATTGGATTGGCCGGTTCTGTAGGTTGACCAGGAACTGGCATTCCACCACCACCTTCCATGGCCATAGGATCTACCATTGCATTAGGGTCAGGAATGATACCGTTCTCGATTTCCTTTTCAATAAGAGTATCTTGTTCAATAATCTCACCGTCAGTCTGTTGGAGAATATTTCTTCTTACATAATCCTGTGAATAGAACCTACCAATATAAGGTTCAACAGTCTGAAGAAGATTCATTCTTTCAGTCAAAAGTTCTGCTTCCTTTAATTCTGCAAAATGGTTATCATATAGAAAATCATACTGAATATGATCATTCATATATCCCCAATCTTCAGGAGTAATAATATTCTTTAGAATCAATTGAGTCTTCAAAATATCACTAAACATTGCAGAGAATCTCTTTCTCATTCTTCCAACAAACTTAGAGAACTTGACTTCATCTCTAAGAATTTCTGAAGAACGTCCCAGTGACATACCAGATCCTTCACCTTCAATTCTAGTTTCAGGAACGTTTAAAGCTCTGTAGAGTTTTCTCTGGAAATAATTAATATCAGTAATTTCACCAAGGTTCTGGCCACCAGGTAGTGTAGTAATTTCAGTACCACGACCACCTTCACGTCTAGGAAGCCAAAAATCTTCCATCATAGACATAAACTTTTTGTCGTCCTTGATCTCACCAGTATCCGCATTATACACCAATTTGTTACGATAACGCATCATAACATCACGAAGATATTGTTCTGCCTTCATCTTAGGAAGATTTCCAACATCAATGTAAAAGATTCTTCTTTCAGGTGCTCTGGAAAGACGATAAATGACAAGTGAATCCTCAATCATCATCAATTGATTGAGAGGTTTAATTGATTTATGTAGCCAAGAAAGAGTTGATCCCTTATTTCTATCTACCAATCCAGAAGTACAGTAGGTAACAGAATCTTTGGTCATCTTGACACCTTTTACTCCACCGCCTCCTCCACCATAAGAGGTAGCCTGAGTTCCACTACCAGATCCCATTTGACCTGGTGTATAGATGAAATATTCTTCAATTTCAGGAAAATCGTATCCAGTTCCTTCACTACTTGTAAGTTGATTTTGGGCAGATTGAAGACTATCCTTACCTTTTTTCTTCAACTGTCTGACATATTTCATCTTGGAAGAATCAATATATCTCAGTTCCTTGATACCATCCTGAGGTTTTTTTGTATCAATTACTTTATTGTAATAGAGTCTTCCGTCAATATACCAGTTACGGAAAATCTCATGAGCCTTCTTGTCAAAATCAAGTAACTCAAGAATATACTTAAACTCCTCTCTAATTTTCTTTTTGATACCATCACTAGCATTCAGATTAGAGAGTTCAATCTGAACAGGACTATCATTGGTATCAGAAACTATTGCTTCATTTACAATATCTTCGATCGCACTATCACACTCAGGATAGAGTGCCATACTTCTATATCTACGAATAAGATCATTTTCGGTCTTATATGTTCCTTCAATATCTACATAGGAACCAAAAAACCCTGAACTGACATAGTGTTCAGAACCATCATCGGTAGATGGTGGAACTGGAGATACTACACCAGGCAGAGTTTTTTCATTATCTTCAATTGAGAAACCAAATAATCTCGCCATTATTATTATTGACTAGAAACTTCTGTTCTAGTATTTATCAACGAATTGTTTCCTCAGAAACAGAACCAACGTTGGATTCTAGAGAATCACCAATGGTGAAGTATTGAACTTGGAAGGTTACAGTGAATTCTTCAATCGCATTAGTTGAATCATAACTCAATGCAATTGCACTGACATCATTTGGCCAGATGTCATAGAACTTATAAGTTCTAAGAACAGAACTCTCACCACCACTATTTGCAGTGGAGAACTTCTCTAAACCTCTACCAAGTTGTTGAACATATGCATCAGTCATATAAGAAGATGGGTTGGTAACACCAGTGTTATCATCCAACTTACTAAGGGCATTAGACCATTTTTCAAATGCACTTCTAAGTCTAAAATCTTCATCATTAATAATTGTGACCGTCCAATCAGCGAAGGTCTTATCACCAGCAACTTTCAAGTTTCTACCCCTAAAAGGAACTGTAATAGGTGCAACTGTTGAAGCAGGAAGGTTAGCGGCTTTACACATGAACTTGAAAGTTCCGTTCTCACCGTTGTCTCCCGAATTCCAAGCATCAGAAATCGATGATGGGAATGAGGGAATAGAGACTTCAAATAGATTGGGGCGGGCTGCACCACCCGCCAATTTTGATTTAAATTGAGAAATGGTTTTTACATCAGCCATTTTCTTAATACTCCTTTGTTAAATGGTTATTATTTTTAATGATCAGCCACGACCAGCAACTTCAGAGAACTGGATTCCAGTTCTTGTAGCGATGAATGTGAGGGTAACAAAATTAATTGATTTAGTTGGTTTCAGGTAGATGTCTGCCCTAAACTCATTATTATCAATTACATCAGGAGTATTGTTGGTATCATCGCAAACAATCAAGAAGTCGTAGACTCCTCTCTTAGCCTGAATATCTCTCAGGTAAGGTTCGACGATATTAACAAAATTCGACCTTGTGTTAGTATCATTAAGTTCAAAGAGTTGAGAATTTGCAGCTCCTTCAAGAGCCTGTTCAACTGTGAGGAACAATCTTCTTACGTTAATTCTGTCGAATGCAGAAGCGTAACCAAGACCAGTCTTATCACCGTAGAGGATAATTCCACTACCCTTTTGATTGATAATAGAGTTAATTCTTGCAGGATAAAGTTGATCTCTCTGTGCCTTAGTTGGATTATATGCCAACTTGATAGCATTGTTCAAGGTTCCTCTTTGTTGTCCTGCGGGTGAGAACCAAGGATAAGCAACAAGATTTGTACGGGTCATCAGACCAGCAATGTCTCCATTACATGGAATGTATCTAAACTCGTTATTAAATCTATCATAAGTGTACTTATAACCACTATCAAAGATTGCATATGATGAAGAAGTTAGTGGAGAATAGAATTTCAAAAGATTTGATGTTGCGGTTGTTGTATTTGCAACATTAACAATATTTGCTCTATGTGGAGAAACTGTCGCCACACAATCTTTTCTCGATTCTGCAATAGAAATGACCTTATTAGCCTTGGCTTGAGATTGTGCCTCATCACCTAGACCAGGACCCATAATGATGTAATCTACTTCGATTTCATCTTTATTTGAAAAGAGGTCATATGCAGTGTTCAGATCACCAAGAGTGGCTTGCATTGAAGCATCATAAGTGTAATCAACACCATTAGTTAATTTATATGTTACATTACCTATTGAACTATAAGTAATTCCCTGTGCATTTTGTCCCCATAAACCTTTTGCATTTGTATTTGCAATAAAATCTTCCGAGAAACCACTTGCAAGTGGTTCAGTATTCCAATAACTGTCTGGATATTGTGATGGGTTATTACCAGCGTAAATATATGCTGAATTGTCAGCAACATAACTCTTGTAATAAGATTTGGTAGGTGAATCACCATCAGCAGTTGCATCTAAAGCCTTAGAAAGACTCAAGAACTTCTCAAGAATATTTCCTTGAATACCTGTTACATTACCAGTGTCATCAACAACTACAACGTGTATACCATCATTCTTACCGCTTCTTTGTGAAACATAATTTCCTGTTACAGGTCTTGGTGCGATTGACTTCCAGTATACTGTGGAATTGGTCAATCCAAGAGTCTGTTCATCATACCAGTCAATCGCACTAGTTCTTGGTGCTGAACCAGTGTTGATACCAGCATTAGTGACAAAGTTGATTTCACCACTCGCTTTAAAAGAAGCTGCATCATTACTTTGTTGATATGTGATTGGAGTCTCAGTACTACCACTTACTCTGGAAGTAATCTTAACATCAATTGTACTAGAACCAGAAGCATCTGTACCAACACCAGTAATGATACCTTTTAGGTAACCACTGTAAGTAGTAGTAACACCAGCGCCAGGGATGACAACTCCAGCCAGAGCTGCGGTAACACCATAACCAATGATTGCCCCAGCGGCTCCAGGATTAGTTGTGGTGATTCCGATTGTTTGGTCAGCAGCATCATCGACGACACAAACCTTTAAATTGTTGGCCCATGCACCAGGGTTCTTTGCTGCATAACTAAAGTCTGTTGAACTAGTAAAGTTAGCTTGATAATCGTCGTAATTATCGATTCTATTATCAGCTTTCATTGTAGCTGAAGCAGAACTAACACCAGCATTAGCGTTTGCTAAGTCAGTACCAGCAACTCTTGCAACTTTTAATACACCACCATATGACAGATACGATGATGCGGTCATCCAATACTCATACTGTCTGTCAGTAGAAAGAGGTTTACCGAATGTGTTGATTAATTCCTGTTCTGTTGTGATGTCTATTGCTTCATTTACAGGTCCAATTTCAAAGGGACCAGCAATTGCACCGATATTATCAAGAACGTTATCAGCTCTTCCTACGGTTAAGTCAACCTCTCTGACAATTAAGCCTGGAGATAATTGAGGAGTCGCCATTTTTTTCTCCGTGATCTCAGTTTATCTAAAAATATTTATGAATTTAGGGGTTTTCAGTGGGGAACTATGACGTGAACAATCTACCAATCTGGATATATGTCCTTTATTCTTGAAACTGGCCAATATGGTAAGTCTGGTTTATCTTTCTTTAGTTTTCTAAATTCACTCATTCTTTTCTTAGTACACTCTTTACAGTCATAAGAATATGATGATGCAACTGGCCCTCTATCCTTTCTGGTTCTGTAGAAACCTTCTATCAAATTCTTTGTTTCGCCACAGGTTCTACACTTCCTATCATTCAGAAGTAAGTGACCAAGTTTAATTTGACCATCTAAATCCATCAATAATTCCATAGTTCCCAACCACCACCAGTAGTTCCATACTCATCATATTGACCACTCTTTGTATACCATCTATCACCATCGCCATCTACAAAACTTTCATCGGTAAAACCATCATCTAAGAATCCAAATGGTGCCATATCTTGTTCGATCTGATTCTTCTGCTCTTCATATAATCTCTTTCTGACATCCTGATCAGTAAGTTCTTTGAAATAATCCTGTGCAACCATCCATGCATAGATAACCAGACACATTGCAAGATCATCATTACAACCTTCTTCCGCTTCAAAGGAATTATTTTTCTGAATGAATGTTGTCAACTCAGAAATAATATCATAATCCCATAGAATAAGTTTGTCCTCCTCAATCATTGTCTTAAGATTGAGTGACCCAACCTTTTTCACAGTCTTGGACATCTTAACTCCCAATTGTGTCTTCTTACCAGAGAAACCCTGTCCCACAATCTGACCTGCTCTACCCCTCATAGAACACATTAGTAGGTTTTGATACTCTAGATCATATTGAAGAATACTGGCCACCTGGTCTCCAACGTCGTTGACCTCACAGAGGATAAAAGCTTCATTATAATTCTTTGCCACCTCATAGATAACACTTGGGAACAACATCGGTTTGATTTCATTGTCCCTATACTTTGCAACCAACCTATGCGGAAATGTCGTAATGTCTATAACTATAAATGCTGAATAATCATTACCTACACCTCTTGCAACGTCAACAGTAATAATATAATCATGTTCCTCTTTAACTCCCTCAAAGACATCTAATCCAGCATTTCTTTTAATTGGATTTTCATAGACTAAGGTCTTAAGTTTAGATGGTGCAATTAGTGTATCAACAGAACCAAGGAACTCACACTCAAACTCAACTTTAAACTGTTGTTCTGATGTATTTTTAATAGTCTGTTCTTTCCACAGTTCATCTCTACCAGGAACTTCTGACCAATGAACATCAGTTGGTGTATAATCATTATATTTTCTTTCCGCATCATGCCACATACGGTAGAAGTGATTCATACCGTGTGGTGTAGAAACGATAATTACTTTCGTTGATTTGCCAGAAGTAATAGTAGGATAAACAGATGCAAAGAAGGAGTCAGCGATGTGATTAGGGACGAAGGCGAATTCATCGAGGAAGAGGATATTGAACGACATGCCTCTGACAGCACTCGCAGATGTAGAAGCTGCCAATATCTTACTGCCATTCTCTAACTCCAGACTTCCTTTGTTCCATGATAGAATACCTTGTTGCATCCATTTAGGTAAGTTCTCATAAGCAATTTGTAACCTTCCGAGAAGTTCTCTTGCAGTAGATGCCTTGTTAGCAAGAATACCAATATTGACACTATCATTAAAAATAGCGTAATGCAACAAAAAAGATATCACGGTAGTAGACTTACCAGTCTGCCGCGGCATCTTACAAATATTAAATCTCTTTTCGTGAAAATTCTTTACCAGGTTTTCCTGGAAGTCATACATCTTAAATGGTTGAAGACCATGGTCCAGAGTAACAATCTGAACATAGTTCTTTGCAAAATATACAGGGTCTTCTTTACACTTAATATATTCTTCAATATTCTCCTGAGTAAACTCAATAGAAGTATTTGCCTTCTTTAAGTTCGGGTTACCTAAGTATATGTCAGCATTATTCATAACAATATCTATAAATTATTTGTCAGTTGTCATAGATCATTTTCTTCAACATGAAGAAGAAGATCACCAGGTTGTTGTGGAGCAAGGTCATATCTCTGAACCATACATCCAGGATATATCTTATTCAGAACATCAGTTACTTGCTCTTTAGAAGGTCTACCAACTGTAGGGAAGAAAACTTTGATATTCATATACTTTCCCTTCCAAATAAAACTAATCAAGTAAATATTTCCAGTCTTAGCCTGAATTCTTACAGCTTCCTCAATATCACTATCATTTTTATTCTTTGATGTACCAACTAACTTATTACCTACAGTAGCACCAGCGGCACCACCTACAGCACCACCAACTACTTTACCAATAGCACTCCCGACTGCCTCACCTGTCTTTCCACCAACAAAGGGTATGTGTCTTGTAGGGTCTGCTGCCTTACCGACCACACCCCCAATCACTTTACCCGCAGTTTCACCAGTCTTGGCACCTACTGCATATCCAGCACCCGATCCAACTGCCTTTCTAACTTTATCCCCTTTCTTTGCAGTCACTGCTCCAGTAGTTCCTGCTATAGTTGTTCCTAAAAATTCTCTAATAGTCTTTTTATCAAACTTTTTACCAATGGCTCCACCAATCTTGGAACCAACAATACCACCACCAATCTCCCCAGCAACCATGGCAGGACCATCAGGAATCAATGAACCACCAATAGCTCCAAGTGTTCCACCAATCGCTGCACCTCTTACTTCATTCTTTCCTGCCTCTTTACCACCTTTCTTTGCCGTTGCAACCATCTGTCTTCCTTTGGCTGTTGCAGCAGTAGTTCCCTGTTGAACTGCTCTACCACCTTTCTTACCACCAAGTTTTACACCTTGTCTGACAAGAGTTCCAGTACCACCTACTACTTCTGATAGACTATCTGTTGATTCTTTCATTTTCTTTTTAGGATTTGTGGAGATATTGATAGTTTTTATTATTTATGTAATTGATCAAAACATTTAAAGTATCTACATTTATTTAAGTTCCGGCCAAGTAATATTTTTAGGATCAGTCTGTTCTCCAATATCACGCAATGCTTGAATATAAGTATCCAAATCTGAAATATTATCTGTAGTGGTGGTTATACCGATCCTCGTTTCACTTAAATTTCGCATCACCCTCCACTCAACTTCATTAATCTTAATATCTCTAAGTTCTCTAACCTCATCCCAAAGTGATTTGGTATTTGCTGCGATTTCTTCATCAGTAAGAGAAACAACCTCCCAAGATCCTGAATTCCATACCAATTTATGTGTGGTATCCTCAAATAAAGGTGAAGAATCGACAAGAACATATCCAGCATCTGCAAGTTCTTCTGCTGTAAAAGTAGAAGAATCTGTTCTAGTTAACCCAGATGAAAGTCGTATTCTATGGGGTAATACTTGTGGATATTGATTGTTATATGAATAAAGCATTTTTTTAATCTCCTAAGTACTTTAGTATGTGCCTATGAATAAAGAGTCTGTGTAGTCGAGCCCAACTCCACTAGGACCTGTGATAGCATAAGCTACTCTTATCCACTCACCTGCTGTCCAAGTCCGAGATGGACTTCTCATTACAGAAGAAGACCATTGCTGTGAACCACTCGCCTCACGATAAGCGTAGTATGAACCACCCGATTGACTAATAGCATCATCTCCTAATGTTAAAATAGAATTATTCCAACTGCCGTAATTAATCCCGTCTGCCATTCCAGTATAAGTAGAACTAGTATAGGATGTGTACGACCAGCGACTGGAGTTGGAGCTACTAGACAAAGTGGTGTAGGTAATGCCGGATGCCGACGAGGGAGTGAAGGTTACACCAGCACTACTGTTTCCACTGTAATAACCGGTAGCTGTCCACCAATTACTAAGTCCTGAGCTCCCCGAAAAAATCCATGAGTCTTCCAAGGTGGTTTTGTCTGGACTTAGAATCTGAGCGGCGGCTACGCCTATATCGTTACGATAGGTAGGACTGGTAGTAATTTTTTGTGCTATGTAAAGGCGGCCACTGCCGCTAAAGGTAGTTTGAATTTCAGCTACGTCCCAGTTACCGGTATAGTCACCACTACTTGAAACAATGATTGCCCGCTGAGGTAGTGTCGCAACAAAATTGGTTTCTGTATCAACCCCAGCCGCTGGCGTTAAAGGCCATTTACCTTGTAGTTTTAGATTGTATTGATCAACAAGACTAAAATTCCCACTTGCACCAGTGGTGTATTGAAACTGTTGAGGTCCAATGATACCTGCGTTTCCTCTCACTGCCAACTACCTCCAAATCTAGGTTTGAAAAAGGCGAAATTACGGTTAATTTCAGCCTCAGTTAAAATTCTCTTATACACTATAATGGCAGACATTCGGCCAAAGTACGGATAAGATGTACCCGTGTCACCGCTAACTGAGTTATATGCACCAATTGTTGTGGTTTTTCCAGAAACATCAAAATCACGCCCACCCAGTGATTGATTCTGATACTGCCAGGTCCAGTTGGACCTCATAGATGTGTAGTTACTAGTTTTATCTAGTATCCATGTGTTCATCCGCCATGCATTGTTCGCCATCGCCCCATTACTACTATAGACATTTGTCTTATTGCTTCCTCCCGTTCCTTCACCTACAGATGTTCTAAAAGCCAAGTCCGACGTCTGCCATCTATTCCATCCAACCATCCAACCTTCAGTTGTAGCACCGGGGACAATATTCAACATAATTGGCTGAATGTCATACCGAGAAATAGCATTAACAAGAGCAATGACCGTAAACTGATTTCCATAGTCAAGACTACCACCCATGTCAACTTTAACATTATTGCCGCCCACAATAGGATTAAAGAATATAGTCCCACTTTGATGGTGAAGCGGAGGGCTTGCGACGTAACTAACGCCGCTACTACCTAAAGTACCATTATGACCATTACCACTGATATCATACCAAGTAGAACCAGTTCCTGAATATGACGCCGGCTTACCAGCATCTAAATAGATGTATGGGTTATCAGCAATGTCAAAATTGACCTGATCATTGATAAGGTCAAACATCCCTGTTCTGACTTGGGCAGCCTTACCGATAATACCACTATTCGGACTATAAAGACTCATAACGGTTAACTTATTTCATCCCAAGAACAGACGGCGTATAAATCGCCGTTTACGCTTGCGGACATTCTTAGCGAATCGTTCTCATTTAGATAGATAGAAGTGTCTTTAGAGATAACCACCAAAGAGGCGTCAGCTGGAACAGCGACTGTCATCGCGATGTACATTGAAGTTGATTGATTTTTATAGACTTCTACACTTACATCAGCCGTAGCGGCTCCGTCAATGTTGGAAATAACCAAAGAATTAATTTTATAAATTTTACCGCTACTACTAGAATTACTAACAAGTGCTGTCACGGATGTAGTCACAGCCATACCATTGGTCTGTCCGTAAATCGCGGAGACGTTTACTATATTTGGGTTAGCCATTAATCAATGTTCTCCTGTGTGTTTTTATTTAGAATTAACCAAAAATCATTGCCATAGCAATTGCTTTACCAGTACTAACTCCTCCTCCACCACCACCAGATCCATTAGATGCGGCAGTTATTCTTCCTTGAGCATCTACAGTAATGTCTGCATTGGTATAAGATCCTGCAGTAACCGCAGTATCAGCCAAATATTGAGCTGCAATATCGGTTCCTTGCCAAGTACCAGTAGCAATAGTTCCTAAAGTGGTTATATTAGCACTTCCAGCCCAAGTACTAAGTGATGTATTCTCAACATTATTCAAGACAAGATCAATTTTTACTTCAGCAACACTTCTTCCTTCTATACCAGTTGAAGTAAACTTAGCATAGTCATCATCTGCTGCGTCAGCATCATCAATTTTG